AAGCAACTCCAGGAGCAGTTAAATTAAAAGCTACAAACATTCCTTCCTGTACTTCGTCACCAGAAAGATTAGCGTCTTTATCTTTAAGCCATTTTTTTTCTTTAAAAAACTTATTAAATTCACGAGTAATAATAGTTTTAATTTGTGTAATATGTGGGCCAGAATCAGTCTCACCGGTATTTACATAACTAATCATATTAGACGAATATGAAGAAGTATAGGCAATAACCATATCTAATTTATTTTTACCGCCGTCAAAACTCATATCCATTCTAGAATTAATAATTTCCGTATCTTTTACTTCATCATCAACAAGATCATTTAATCCGTGTTCAGATTTGTATGTTTCTATTTTCCCATCAATAGTAAGATTGATAGTTAGTCCCACACATAAACATGAAAGTACATGAAATAATTTTCTAACCTTATTTAAATCTACTTCTTTATGTGTAAAAAATTGTTCGGAAGGCTGCCATTGGACAGACGTTCCATGCTCGCTTTTAGGCCAGTTATTTTCTACGGATCTCTTATTAAATACTCCTTCAATAAAAGATATATCTTCTTTTTTTCCATTTTGACAAGAAGAAACGTTCAACCAATGGCTTAAATAATTTGTAAGTTTGCTACCAATTCCATTTAGACCAAGTGCCGTTCCTTCGTAAACTCCATCATCAGAAAATTTTCCTGATGTATTTAATGTATCAAAGGCAGCTTGAAGAACTGTTTTCCCATCATCTCGTTTGACATTAATAGGGAAACCTTGCGCGTGATCTGTAACGACATATATATTGTCTTTTGTATTTATAAGTACATCAATTTGATTGCCATGCCCTACTTTGAATTCGTCAATAGCATTTGATACAATCTCAACAAGAAGCTGCGTGCTGTATTCTGTTGAACCTGCATATACACCAGGTCTTAATCGTGTAAATTCAAGAGGTGAAAGACTTTGAATAGAATCTTCTGTATATAGTTTATTCGCCATAATAATTCATCCTTTCATTTTTATATTCATATTATAGTCTATTTTTTTATAATTGTCAAAATTTTTTAAGATGCGAACCTCTCTTCAAGCCTTTTAAAAATCTTTTTAAATTTTGCTTGATCACCAGTAGCTTTAGCATCCGCCAATTCGTTACCAAGAACACCACAGTGACCACTAGTTTTTTTTACTTCGAATCTCACGAATTTCTTTGCATAGCAGTCATGAAGAATCTTCATTAAATCTACATTTTCAACAAGCTTTTTCTTAGAATTATACCACCCATTAAAATACCATCTATTCATCCATTCATTAATTGAACGCTCGGCGTAAGCTGAATCTGTATATATGGTAGCTAATTCAGGCTGTCTATTGACATATTCAATAGCTTTAATAATTGCAGTCAGTTCCATCCTATTATTAGTAGTATTCTATTCTGTTCCACTTAAAACATCAATGATTTTGTCCTCTTGTTGATTCATTATAATTGCTGACCAGCCTCCGCTCCCTGGATTTCCTTTGCAAGAGCCATCTGTATAAATATGTAGCATGTAATCTCCTTTAAACGCAAAAAATAGGGGAAGTATTTATCATAACTTCCCCTATGCAAATTAACCAACTTTTTTAATAAATTTAGCTTTTACAAAACCATATACAGAATTATTAATTAAGATATAATACCACTCAGAGTCTTCTGAGTCTTTTATTGTATCACAAACCCAAATTCTTCCGCCTTTAAAAATAGCAGGAACAGATTTAAGTTGTGGATTCTCTTTTCCTGCCCAAGTTCGTACTGCAAGAGAATTACAATTTGTAACCTATCCAACCCATAATGGAGTCTTAGATACTGTTGTCTTAGTTTGAGTTGCAGTTGTAATTCTGTCAATATACTTAGCAGAAACAAAACCATATTTAGCTCCATACTTAATATAATACCAAGCAGATCCATCTGAAGCTTTTATGGTATCACACACATAGACAACTGTGTCCTTCTTTAGCGGATTGAATGAAAGAGTCGGATTTTCCTCTCCGGCCCAAGAGCGAACAGACAATTTACTTGCTGTAACTTTACCTTGCCATTTAGTTTCTTTAGAAGGTGCGGCGTTCGAGGTCTGAGGCGTTATCAGGGCAGCCGCCGCATATCCAGAAAGTTTACCAATACCTAAATTTGTTGCTGTATGATGAGCAGTATTAAGAAGAATGTCGCCTGGCTTTAAATAATCATAAGAATTTAAATACTTAGGATCAGTTAAAATTTCACACGCACCTGTTGCTTTATAGCCATCTACCATATTGCCTGTATAAGTTGCTTTTAAATTTTGTAATGCAGGGATAGATAGTAAGTGACCTACAGCTTTAGTATTATCAATTACTCCTTCACTACAATCTGCTTCGCAGGGAGTTTTAATTTTTGAAGGTCTGTATCCGCTGGCTACGAGTTGAGTCCAATAAGTTGTTCTTTGATTCTGATCGTAACCAATATTATTATTATTTGCAGCTTCAATAGCAAGCTATGCTAACAGATCTGCGGCCGCACGGTTTTTCAGTCTAATAACAACATTCCATGGTCTTCTGTACCAAGAAATGATTTGCCATTCAGTTCCGGTCTGGTCTCCTGCTTTACCGCCTTTATATCTTCCATTCTAGTCATGACCACTATTAGAGATTTTTCCATAATATTGACTAAAGTCCATTATTTTTCATCTCCTTTAATGTAACTTGCTATATCATTATTATTTAATAAATTTTTAAAATTGTCAAGTACATCATCTACGATTACTTTAAATTGTTCATATGTAATTACTTTGGCTAAATCTGGATACTCAGCAACAAATTCATTATAAACTTTTGCGAGTTTTAAGTCTCCTGTGCCATTGCTAAGTTCTTTTTCAGCTTGTGCCACAAGATAAAGCAACACATGCTTGATGGTCGTGATTTGATCATTTTTAGAGCTTTTAAAAAAGCCATTTCCAAAGTATCCAACTAAAATTCCTGCAACAAAAGCAAGAATACTAATAATTAAAATAGTTGTTGCACTCATATGAGCATCCTCCTTTTATCCTACTATATCATCTACGCTATCTGCCTATTCGGCATCAGTACCTTGATATGTTTGTGGGTCTTCAACGAAGTCTTTTGCAGCGGCCGCCTCGTAAGTTATACCACCTTTTGAATTTTCTTTTGCAGATTTAGCAAAATATCCCATTGTACCGAGAGTAACAGAAAACACTGTCCCTGCCATAGCTGTTAATGGACTTAGACTTGGCATTTGGCCAATCATAGCTGCCAATGAAAATTCTGCAACTGTAACCCATCCAATAAATAACAAAACAATTATAGCTATAGCAAAAAGTAACCACAGGGCTAATTTCCCTGTGGTTACTTTGAACGGATTTTTATTCTTTAATTCATTATACTAATTTTTTAGATCATTCTATCTTTGGATATTCTTTTTTTCTATCTACCAGTTTTTCTCTTGTTTTGAAATATCCTAAGAACGTTTTAGATAGAATGATTTATTATGCTTTAAGAATTGCATTTTTTCACATCCTTTGTGCAATCTGAGCGATTCTACTTCTATGAATAATCGGGAGAGTAACTTCTCCATATAGATCTTCGCCACGATACACTTTAGAGGCTCTTCTCATACCATTATTATTACCTGCATAAATACCAAGATCAACTTGAGCATCACTATCGCCATCAAGGATACAAATAGAATCTTCTCCAATTCTTTGAAGGGCAAGTCTTAGTAATTCAATATCAAGATTCTGAGCTTCGGTAATATAAATACCTGCATGCATTCCTGTAGTATCATATCCACGGATATCAGAAAAAGGCAATAAGACAATTTTTCCAGTATCAATGTAATTATTGATTACATATTCTTTATCTCCGCCCAATTTACTTACTAGGAAATTACCGATTTGTGAGTCTAAGAGCTTTTCATCTTTTGACCCAGGATAATATCCTAATCGAGCGGCTCCATTTGTTGCAACAGTATTACAGAAAATGATGATACGATCAATTTCGCCATTTTCAAGCTGTTGAATTAGATATGATACAGCTAAGTATGATTTTCCTGTCCCCGCCGCGCCTCTTAACATGGTAATTTTATTATGATTAAGGCTTTCCATTGCTAACCACTGATAGCTATCTTTTGGTTTTACTTTGCCGAACATTTTACTTTGAAAGCAAGGAAAACTTTTTAATTGTTGAAGTACACCATTTCTATAGACATACTTGTCAATAATTGAATCATCCTTATCTTTGATGATAAGATATTCATTACACTTTAAAGGGATGGGAACCTCTCGAAGATTAAAAATAGTATCATACAACTTGGCCATTTCATCATCAGACTCTATCTTAATAATTTCATATCCCTTATAGTCATCTGCATCTGTTTCTGAAAGATATGTAACATTTAATCCTTTCATTTTAGCAAAATGTTTGCATAATGAATCTTGAGTAATAAAGATTATTGAATCTGCTGGGCCATGAAGTGCAGAAATGATAATACGGCTATCATCATTATTTGGTAAAAATGGATCATTGTCAATAGCTTGATCCCAAGCTTTATCATAGAATATAACTTGATATTGATCTTCATGTTCATCAAGGAGATTTACAAGCTTTCTAGCTTTATACTTAGTTTCCGCATCCTTGGTGCTTGAAGTCTTAATGTTCTCTAACTCTTT